AACTGCTGTTCCAGATGTCATGTACCCTCCTCTTTCGATCCCGATTGACCAAAACTTTCCATTATTATCTTTAGCAACAATAACCATAGAAGTTGATTCTGCCATAAGCAAAAGTTGATTTCTTTTAGAGCTTTCAAGTTTATTGAAAACCATAGTTAATTGTTGATCGAAAGTAATAGTACCATTCTCTTGTGAAACTGTAGTAGCTTCAGTTAAAGAACTAGTTTGTCTTGGTGTGTCAAATTCGAAAAAATCAGCAGGTACCAAAGCAGATCCGCCTACAGTGATAGCCGTAACTAACCCTGCTGTTTCTGTTATTGATTCAACTGGTCCATTCGCAATAAAGATCTTCTCAATTCCACCTTGGGAATCGTTACAATCTAATGTGAAGCCAGCTGTAAGATTACTACAAGCCATATTATTTGATTTTTTTTAATTAGTTAATAAAAGCAAGGACCTTTTACAGTCCTTACTTAATGTTTATTGTTATGCCATTCCGTTAGTAGCGAATACGTCTTTTTGACCGACACCGACCCCTAATCTCCAAGCAGCTCTGAACTTCATTACGTCAGCAGCTTCGTCATAGAAGAATCTAAATGAATCTAATTCATCAGTTAAACCTGTTGCAGCAAGGATCATTTTCCCTGGTCCAGCAAATTTGTAATCAGAACCAACTAATCCACTTGACTTAACGATTGTTAAGTTAGTACCTGGTAAGATAATGATATCGTTACCTTCTACTGAATTGTAGTTATACAAGTTTTGTGCAACTAATGCTCTTGTAAGTGCTCTGTATGCATCTGGAGAAACAACAGCGATTAAATCTTCTCTGTCTTTTACTTTCTCAGCGATAGCATCATATAAATCTAATGCTTGTTCGAATGCATTTGCAGCAGTCCATGCAGCTGGAGTTCCACCTTGAATAGTAGCTCCGTTTGCAACAGTAATCTGTGCTTTTAATCCAGCAGTAGCGCCAAATCCGTTGATTAAGAAACCTTCATTGTATTTTCTTAATTTGTCTGCATAAGATTCAGAAATTACTTCCTCGAAAGGAATCATATCGTTACCTGTAGATGCATTCATAAATGCTGATTGATATACTGAACGTAAATCTTCAACACACATTTCAGTCTTAGACTGTAATGATTCAATTGTTACTGGTACTTGTGTATAAGTAACTTCACCATCTGAGTTCCACCCACATGTTAAAGAAGATACAGGTAAATCTGCATCTACTAAGTTAATGCTTACTGTTCCACTTGTGAAACCACTACGTAAATCTACGTAATCTAATAAGTCTGTTTTTAATACTACCTTTGATACTAGATCCAATGATAATTGATCTGTGTATGCTGGTAATGCGCTAATGTCAAATCCGAAAGCCATAATTTTAATTGTTTTTTTGTTTGTTATTAATTATTTAGATTGTCTGATTGCTCTAAGAGCATCCATTCTGTTTGCCTCCATAGTCTTCTTAGCTAATGTTGTTTCGCTAAAAGTGTTTCTAATTGGAGATGCAGCAGGTTCACCTGCAATTTTGTTGAAACGTGCTTTAAGTGCCGTAATCTCTTCGTTTAATGTTGCAATCTCTTCAGTGAATGGAGTAATTAATTCAGCGATACCTGCTAAAAGTTCTTCTGTAGGAGCTACTGCTTCTTCAGGAACTTCTGCAACTACTGCAACTTCGTCCATAGCTTCTTCAACTACTTCTTCAGTTACTGCTTCTGCAGCTTTTTCTGTTACTTCCATAATCTCACCGTTAGGACCGACTGTTATTAAAGTTCCGTCTTCAGTTTCATGAATTGCTTCTGGTGCAAATGGAGCTTCACCTTCTTCTACTGTTACGTAAAGAATGTTTCCTACTTCAATTTCACCTTCTGCATAAACTGCCGTTCCGTCAACTAAAATAGCATCAGCCATTTTAATCTCTGTAGCAACAACTTCATCAACCGATAACATAACCTTAATTTTACGTAGTGCGTTTTGTACTGTCATAATTTAGTTTTTATGTTTAATTGTTTTATCTGGCTTATCCAGACATTATTAAATATATCTATATTACTTTTTGACAGAAGTATGAAACAAAGAATATAAAATTAGTATAAATACTATAACAAACAAAAACAATTAATTATGAGCGCAATACAATTACCAAGTTACTCTGACTACATGAGAGTAGTAGAAGGAATGATCGATAAGAATGAGTTGACTGTGGAACAAGGAGTTATCCTTAGATGTTGCTATAGTGCAACGGTTAATGAGAAACCAGTTAATGTTAATTATCTAATGGTAGCAACTGGTCTACATTGGAAAGAGATTAGTTCTACATTAAATGGATTAGTATTGAAAGGTGCCATTAAAGTCCATGATAAGAAGTGGTATACTTTATAAGTTTAACCCTTTTTATTCTTATCCCTTTTCATATCTCTGATACGAACGATATTTAGTATTATACCTGTTATTAGTAATGCGAATGTTAACCATTCATTAATTCCTAAAGCAGCAAGTCCACCACCTGCTAGAGTCGTGCTCATAGCCGCTGTGTCTTTTATATCTTTCATATTATGATTGTAGTTTTTCAATGAATTGTCCTGTTACAGAGAATCCGTTAAGTTTGCCTTCTTTAATGTCGTTCCAAGTATCAATGTTATTTATCTTATAAGATGTCATCCAACTTCCTTCGGGTAAAGTAAAGCCTAACGCTTTCGCTTTATCCATTTCTGTATCTTCAACGATCCAGCTTTCAAGTAAGGTATTTTCATTAACAACATTATTATTGTGATTGATATCAGTATTGTGTGCATTATTGTCTTGTAAGAATTTTTTAGCTAGTAATTTAATTGTTTCTTTTGAAAAGTATACATGGAATACATTACCCTTGTCATCTTTTCTTGGTATCATTTGATTAGGTATCATTGCAGGACCAGTTATAATCATTTGATCATCTGCGGAGAACTTCCAGAAGTTAGCTCTCCAATAATTATTAGCTCTCTTAGCTACTTCACCAGCATCTCCAGCGGCAGGACCATTACTTATGATTACTTCTCTTCCACTTCTATCAAACACTGATAGATCTTCCCAGTAATGACCACAGTTAACTCCGCCTTTATACTTGAAAATATCATAGGTGTTACTACCACCTTCGCCCATACCTGCTTGAAATGGTATACGTGACATAGTATTAATCTCTTCAATAGTATACATTTTATTAAGAGCAACCATTGCAGTACAAAAGTTACGAGAGTTAGCTTGCATACCGCCTCTGTATCTGTACATCTTTCTTGCAGGTTGATCACCTTCTAGAATATCTAATGCTCTAATACCTTGTGCGATTTCACTAACTGATGCAAACTTATCTTTAGTACCATCAATGATCACAGAGTCTTCTGTTATTCTTTGACCATATTCATCAGATGATGCAAGTTTTAAGAAACCTTCTAAGATCTTATCTTCTTCTTCTTTAGAGTATTCTACCTCTTCTTGAAAGGCCATCCAATTTACATCAATAGCAGGTCTGTCTACTAATGACATTATCTCTATTCCTAGATCATCAAACTCTAAGTCCTCAAAGTTTATTACTAATTCTACTATTTTATTAATCATAAGGTATGTATCTTTTATAGTCTGGCTAAATCATTAATCTTAGCATCAGCTTCTTGTTGTGTAGTCATATCATCTGATACAACATAAGCTTTAATAACGTTCTGTGTTGAACCTTGTTGTTGAGACGATGTAACTACATTGTTTACTTCATCTTCACCACCAGCGGCTGCTAAAGCTGCACTAGGATCGTATGTTGGTGCTGCAGGTACTGAAGGTGCTCCGCCTCCACCAGGAACTGGTTTGTTACCAGGTGTTTTAGTACTTAATATGTTTTTAATACTCATTAGTCCAGATGCTACTGCAACTCCTGCTGCAATAGGTGCTAAAACTGGTCCAACAACTGGAATACCAACTACAGATGCATATGCTGCAGTAGCTGATTGGTATGTACTAATAGTAGTAGATGCAATTGCTGCGGCTTTACCAACGGCAGTTCCTTCTCCTACAAGGTTAACAATACTATCTAGCATGTCTTTACCAGCATTTAAACTGTTTTGTACCTCTTGGTCCTTAAGCATCTTAGTATAATCTGCTTCATCTTTAACTAAAGCTTTATTCTTAGCTGCATACTTACCATTGATTTTAGCAATCTCATCCGCAGTAGCTCCCGCTAATAATAGCTTCTCAACATCTGCTTGCCTCTGTATCTCTAATTCAGCTTGAGCTCTCTCAAACATCTGATCCATGGAATCTAGATTAGCTTGTTGTAAAGCATCATCTATAAGTTGTCTTCTTTCTGCAGCTAAGGCATCATCTGCTATTTGTTTCTCTTCTCTTGCTAATCTAAAACCTTCTTCTATTTCTGCTTTACGTGTTTCGTAGTTAGTATCTAATTCTAATAGTAATTCTTTACTTGCACCCTTAGCAATAAGTTCTTCTTCTTGTTTACGTTTCTCTATTTCAAGTAATGCTAATGCCTTTGCTTCTTCACCTGCAATATTCTCTGCACGTAATCTTTCTAACTCATCTTCTAAGTCTCTAGCATTTTGTGCCTTATCATCAGACGCTTTCTTATCATCAGCTTGTCCTTTTAATATGAAACCATCTCTTTTGTTTTTAAGTGCGTTCAGTTGCTTCTCAGTCTCTTTGATTGTAGCGTCACCTTCTTCTGCAGTTTCAGCAGGATCAAATATTAATGATGCAGCTCCCATTGCAGCTTCTTCAACTAAGTTAGTTCCTTTTTCTAATACACCAACATAAGCAAGCCCTGCAGTTAATGCATCGACAGCTCCTAATAATACTGTTATTGGAAGCATTAAGAATGCTAATATACCTGCAGATATCTTTTGATTACGTTCTGCGGCAGCAACTTGTGAAGCTTTCTGTAATTTCTGTTGTGCTAGTATCTGTTCAGTAGCAAATATGATCTCTTTAGTTTGCTCTATCTTAAGTTGTCTAATCTCATCTTCTGATTTACCAGCAAGTCTTAATGAAGACTCAGATGCTTGTGTAGCTTCTAGTTGTTCTGAGGCTGCATCTCTTGTAGCTTCTGTGGTTTTCAATAGAGTTTTACTCTCTGAAGATACACCGCTTACAAGACCTACAATGTCATCCCAGTATGCTACTAGTAATCCAACTGCAACTACAATTGCTCCGATACCAGATGCAATCAAAGCTTTCTTCATTCCATTGGCACCTGCGATAGCACCTTTGAATGCAGTTACTGCAGATTTACCCATAGCTTTAAAACCACCGACAACGTTCCTAGCTTTGTTAGCTAAACCACCAGTTGCTTCATCAAGTACAACCATTGCACCTTCACCAGCTTCACCAGCTTGTTGTGCACTAGAACCCATGTTCTTGATTTCTTTACCAGTATCTTCTACTGATTTCTCTGCATCTTTGGCCTGTTGCTCTAGGCCTTTTAATGCGGCTTT